TCCTAAACCGAGGTTTGTGCGAGCGTCTGCAGCATTCGTTGCGCCGGTTCCGCCGTCTGCGACAGCAAGCGCACCGTTGCTCCCTTTCTGTGCCAGTTTACCGATGCCAGGGATGGTTACGGAGGTGCCGTTGATGGTAACGGTGATACTCTGGTTTGCTGAGGTGGTGGCGAACGTCTCCCAGGCGCCAATATTCTCGTCATAATCTTTGATGAGCTGAGACATGGCCTGTGCCAGCCCATCAACCGAGATAATGTCCGACACAAGAATTCCATATTTCTGGCCGCTCAGCGCAGGGGAAGCGGCAGGCGTAACCGTCATTGACGTGGCGCTGTCAACGCTTGAAATCTGGAAAATTTGAACCGGGCTCGACATGACGATAATCGTCTGGCCAGCGCGAACCTGGCTGGCTGGCGCCGTCCAGTTTGTACCCGTCCCTGTGGCGGTATATCCGTTGATAGCAATGGTTCCAGTGTTATAAAGCATGAACTACCTCACGATAATAAAGATCGTTTAAAGCGATCAATAATGTAAAATTGATCGCTCTTATCAATCTGACTATTTTTTAAACTCAAATAAAATGGATATTCCCGCAGATACAGGAATGTAGAAATGAAACGATTATTTGCCGTGGCACTTTTGCTGGCGGCTGGCTGTGCCGATAAAGACAGAGACTATGCCTTCAAAATGGATTACCCGGTGGATGCGGCGCGCTTATCCCTTGGGGGAGATATTCACGTAAATATTGACTGCGCTACGAGGGAAGTTAACGTAATTTCAGACAGCAGTAATGGCATCTTCAGCCGACATGTAAATAAGCGGCTCAGCAATATCTGTTATAAAAAAACCGATAAACTCGATGTCGTTTATCGCTTCAACGCAGCGAAGGGAGTCAGGCAAGATATGATTGCCACGCAGTATCCACGCGTCCCGCCAGTATCAAATCCCGACAAACTGAGCGATGGGGATTCGTAATCCTCTCCCCTGAAGTGTCTGGCTCCAGCTGCGCTGATTTTTGGATATATACCTGCCCTGCAGCTGTGAGCCAGTCCATTTTAAAGCGACCCCTGAGTAACCAGTCGCCCCACCATCATCACTCAGGTTTCCCGGACAGTTGTTAACCAAAATCCATGGGTTAAAGCCGAGGTTTATCGCAAAGGTATTGTTCTGCAGATCATAACTGGCTGGCACATCAAAAAAACCAACTACCCTGGGCATTTTCGATGCTGATGCTGCACTCCAGATAAGGTTTCCACCGGCGTCGAATACATCAAGGTAACCGCTCTGCATTCCAATATTTCGCGTCGTCCGTATCATCCTCCCTGCATTATCCTCAAGAAGATCGGCGCCGGGTAAACCATACTTATTTGCATCCAGTTGAAGCCAGCGCAAATTCCCGTCATTCCAGAATTGTTGCTGGGTAAATCCCAGCGTGCTTCCGTCACCAAACGGGCTGTCTACCCGGTAAAACCCTTTTTCAGTCACAGCCCCCAGAGAACGCTGATCATAAAAAAGGGTGGACCTGTTTTGCGAATCGACGAGCAACTTGCCGGCACTGTTATAAACTTCGAATCCGCTCATTGAAAGTTATAAACCTCAACTGTGAAAGTGAATGCAGGACTACCAGTGGTCGGTAAATAGAATGCAGTGAATCCGCCATTAAAAGCGCGGCAGTAATATTCATTTGCAGTTACGCCAGTTGTAACAATGGATATAAATGAACCATCCTGGGTGATACCGGAAAATGAAACGTCTTTCGCTGTTTCCCCGGCAGCAAATGTTACTGTTGTGCTTCCAATATAGCGGATAGCATAATCACTTAAATCAACGGCAATACGCCCTGCTCCGTCCCAGCATTGCAACCCCTGTGGCATTACCATAACCCCATTCTGACACGCAGCACGTTGTTGCTGTCGTAGATACGAATGAGAGTGCTGGATATCAGCATCCTCCCGCCCCCGGCCACGCCGTTGATTTCGAACGTTCCCCCTTTATCGAGCCTCCATCCTGCTGATCCAGCCACATAGTTATTCGACTGGATATAGTTACCGATTTTGGCGTTCTCAATGGTGCCGTCCTGAATGAAGCTGGCGCGGATGAATGTCTGCCCGTTCTGGATCACGAATGGCAAAGCCACGCTGTTGCCGGCTGCCGTGGTGACGGCGAAGCGGTCAGCCAGGAAGATAACCTGCGACTGCATGCCGGATGGCGTATTCTCCACGCCGATACCCATCCCCGCGGCGTAATACTGCCCGTTGCTGGAGACATCAACCTTGATGTTGTACATCGCGCTGAGGTCGCCATTAACGTTGGCTATCGCCTGAGCGTTAGTGGTGATGGCGGAGGTATGCCCGTTCACGGTCGCCGTAATGCCGTTTATCTGCGTGGCCGTAGCCTGCTGATAGTCGGAGAACGTCTGATTCAGGCTGTTGATGGATGCCTTGTTGCCGTTAACGTCCGTCTGCAGGCTCAGCAGCGAGCGCGCCGTTGCCTCCCTGTCGTTGACAATCACTTCATCAATGCGGTCCAGATTCGCGCTGTTGCCGGCGACCGATGCAGACAGGGTTTTACGCGCAGCCACCTGCGCCAGCCCGTTCTGGATAATGGCGATTGCCGAGTTTTTCACCCCACCCGTCATGCCATCCATTGACACACTGATGCTGTCGATTCTCTGGCCCAGCGCGGTATCAGCCGTCGCCACAGTCTGCTCAAGCTCAGAGAGAGAGGACGACACTTCACCAACCGTGCTCGAAAGTTCATTAACGCTGGTCTGAACCTGCCCGATGTCCTGCGCGTTTTTGGCGATTTCCTGCGCCTGCAGCTCAAGTTCATCGTTGGCCTGTTTGATGTCGTCAGCCATGCCAGCAATTTTTTCATTGCTGTCCACCGCGTTCTCGATCAGGTCTTTGAACGTATCGGAGCCTTTCATGTCCTCCAGAATGGCATCGGTGATATCGGATACATCAATGCTGGCCTGTCCGCGCACAAAGTCTGTATACCCTGATTCGTTTCCGCTGCGGTCCACCAGCTGCGCGCGGTACCAGAAAATTTGCCCTGCCTTAAGGCCCATCTGCTGATACTTGCGCTGCGGATAGGGTACATCTGCCAGCAGCATCGCATCGTCTTCGGTACCGGTCAGGCTGTACTGAATTTCCGTCTTCAGCGTGTCGTCGGTATTCGCCGGGAATCCCCAGATCAGCTCGATACCGAATACCATATTATCGGAAGCGATGAAGCCGACCGGTTTCGGCGGATTGCCCACTTTACCGGTCAGCGTTTTCTCTTCGGAATAGCCCCATCCGGACGAGATTTCTGCGGCATTGATTGCGCGCACGCGCACCAGGTAGCGCCCGGCATAAATCCCGGGGACGTCGAATGACGTGGTGGAGCTGCGCGGCACGTTAACCCAGTTCCCATCATTGCGGCGCCATTGCGCTTCATAGGCGATAGCGTTCTGCACCTGGTCCCAGCTCACGCGCATCGTTTCGACGCTGATATTTTGCTGCACCACCGAAAACGAGCTGATCACGATGTTCGCAGGCGGCGACTGGTTGCCCGGCGGGATCACGCTCACCGGCCGCTGGTCAATGATGGCTCCGGTATCGATTCGGGCATATTTATCCGGATCGTGCCATGCACCGGTAATGGTGAAAGTACCATCATCGTTATCAGTGACACTCACAACACGGTACTGCTGTGCATACAGTTCGTTTGACTCAACCACCCAGACAGCTTCGGCCTGAGGCGTCTCACTGTACGCGGTGGTGACTGTGACCGATTCCCCGTTAACCGCCTGAATTGTCCTGCTCTGTGACGCTCCGGAGGGAAGGTTGAGGATAAGGCGATCACCTGCTGCTGCATCAGCTACACGGTCAAGTTTGATAATCCGGCTCCACAGGCAGCCCGTATCAATCACCACCGGGGCGGGTGAAGTTTTCGCGCAGCTCGCGATCAACATCGTCATCAGGCATGTGATTAACAGTCTGCTGGACATTACTGGCCTCTTTAGTGACTTCCGCTTTACGTTCTGCCGCCGCAACGGTCGCCGCTGCATTCTCTTCGGTGCGCTGCTGGTTGGCTTTAGCCTCTGCTTTACTGGTGCCGCGAATATGGCCCAGGCCGAAAGCGCCAGCGATGGCGGCAATGACTGCTGCAGCAATACCAAATAAAGTTTCAAACCCCATAGTGACCTCACACCAGGACAGATTTCGCCAGGTTAAACAGCGCGCGGCGTTTATCCAGCCCGTTACGTCCGCCATTGATAAGCAGCGTGACGCGCTCCACGTCGCCGGAATGGAGCAGGCATCCGTGCGAGACATAGAACCATGCAGCTGAGCGAGCAGCATATTCATCCTGTTCCAGCAATTCAGGCTGGGTTACAAGGTCCAACTTCAGCGCGTGGCCACAGTTGCGGTAATTGCTGAGCCCGGTGATTTGCTTCAGGCCGCGACCGCGATATTTCCAGCCATCACCAGAAACCTGGTTGCCCAGGTTCTTTTTGCCCCACTCACCGCCGTAAACCAGATTGGCAATCGCTTTCTGATTTGCCGGCTGTGTTGCCGTTCTGCCAAGCGCGGCGGCCTGCTGTGCAGTAATGCGATGCTTGCCGAACGTAGGTACCAGGTTTTCTGCCGCATAGTTCAGGTTTTCCACCAGCCGGGTGAAACCGCCGGACTCATGGCCCATCTGCGCGATAAACATGGCCTGATCGAGCGGCGCGGTTATGCCGAATTCCTTCATTGCAGCATCGATATAGTGAAACCAGCGCACGGCTAGACCGGCGCTTATACCTGCCGCCTTTTCAAATTGTGTTTGGTTCATTAGTGCCTCAGATGATCTACCAGACGTGCCAGATTTCCCCGGGCCCTCATAACGGCGGCGCAGATAAGGAGGTTTGCCACCACCACCAGCCAGCTGGAGTCACGATAGAGACCGAAGATAAACTGCAACGGGATAACGGCATAAACCAGTACGGTTACATACGCCATGATAGAGATGAAAGGACGATGCCGGGCGCCATGTCGCTGGTAGAACATCAGAACGACAACAATTACCGCGCAGATAAATGCATTAAAGAATGCAGTCAGCTCACCTGCCATTTCCCCCTCCTCCGCGTAAACGCGAGAAAAAGCTGAACAGGCTGTTCAGATCCTGGTTATTAAGATAAGTTAGGATTTTGATACACAGGGCAGACAGAATCACTGCTCCGAGTGCATCCAACGGTTTTTCATATCGCGATGCGGCATTTAGCAGTGAGCCAACAAATCCAGCCCCAAGCACCCCAACGATAAACGACGTCAGAAAATACCCAGCCAGTCGTGCACGAGACAGGTTCGTTGCTGTTGCGACGTAGAACACCGCACCACCAAACGCCCCAAACACCACACCGAAATCTGTATGAGTAAAGACGCCGTACAGGACTGAACCCAGCAGGCCGCCGCCGAGAACTGCGCCGGTGCCGGTTAATGGATCGGACATTTTGCCCCCTCTTATTGCTGTTGATCCTCTCAGAAGGTTGAGGGGAAACAAAAAAGGCCACCGTGAGGTGGCCTATATATGATTGAAATTTTTGATTTGGTAAGGCTTGATCAGACCGGCAATGCCTTCGGCTTGCCCATGTGATATGTAACAAGGCTGCTTTTGCTGCCATCTTCCCAGACTGTAGAGCTCTCGGTGATCATCAAAATCACCCAGCCTTTAGAAAGGCCCAAATTGACTTGCTCCACATCCTCTACCGTCCGTACTTCCTGAATTTTACTCAACAAGTTTTCATCTGCGCTCATCAACTGACCCTCAGTTAAAAAACACAACATAACAAACGCAATGAAGAAAAACCTTGCTGGAAATAAAAAAACCCGCAACGTGGCGGGCTTTTAGAGGTTAATTATCTACAGGCGCTATACTCCATAATCAGAAGCATACAGGACAGTTTTATGCAAAGTCAACACTAACGTGCAAAAAAGTGTCGCCATTTGTTCCGATCATATTAATAAGTTGTCGCCTTCTCAAATTCCACTGCTGCATGACGCTCCCCCTGGCGCAGAGTGTCCACCAGCATTTCATAAAAGGGTTTCCAGTTGCGTGACCATGAGGACTGATGGAGGTCAGGGAGACGCTTCAGAATGGCACGGTGTACCGTCGCCGAGGAGATAGCAGAGAAGCCATTACCAGAGCAACGTTCACACGTTTTGAAAACCGGTGCGCCGCGGTCTTTAGTCGCTTTGCGGTCCAACACTTCGCCTTTACCGCCGCACCTGCACCGGGCAAGGATCACTTTCTTTCCTCCGCATGTTCCGCAAACCCTTTTCACCAGCTCATTTTTTATCTTCGGAGCCACCACTTCGGCACCGTCTGCATCGAAAATACCAGGATGTTTAACCACATCCTCATTACCGAAGATAAACCCGGTACCACTGCAGCTGTGACACGTCACGCTGGTAGCCGCTGAACGGGAGTAATCAGCAAAGGCAAATTGTGCCAGCATCTGCATGCACCATCCGAACTGCCCACCAGCTGCTTTGCGAACATTCTTCGGTGCGACATCCATCGCATATCGCGCCAGCGCCTGAACTGCGAGCTGTTCATCCGTTTTGCTGATTCCCGCTTTACCGAAGAACGCCGCCAGGCCGAAGCGCGCACGGCTGCTGGTGGTGCCAATCGCCGCCATTACATCTGTTCCTGTAAGGCGGTCCGGAGAGGTTCCTTTCACGTCGTCGCTGATGTGCATTCCTTGTGGACTAAAATGTTTGAGTGATGCTTCCAGTTTCATGCGCTTGCCCCCGCTGTTTTAATAATCTGCATTGCTGGATTGCCTATCTTTTGCGTATCGTCTGGTTTGAGTTTTCTGCTGTGGCGCCGAACGCTGCTTTGCTAACTCTTGGTCAATTGGCAGGAAGTGCCCGTTATAGAATCGACGGTAGATCGTGCCCAGCTCACCGTTGCGCTGTTTGGTCACGTTAATTTCCGCTATCCCTTTCGCTGGAGACTCAGGGTTATAAACTTCGTCGCGGTAAAGCATCATGATCAGATCGGCATCTGCCTCGATCTCACCCGAGTTTTTGAGGTCTGAGTTCATCGGTCGCTTATTGGGACGCGACTCAACGCCACGAGAAAGCTGGCTCAGGGCAAGCACCGGCGTTTTATTAGATTTAGCCAGACGCTTGAGTCCTTTTGACACCTCACCGACGGCAAGGTCATATCGTGCAGTGCTTTCGATTTTGATGAGTGCCAGATAATCCACCACCACCAGCGCTATTTCCGGATGAGCCAGCTGCAGGCGGGTAGCTATCTGTTGAATCTGATCTACTGTCAGATCGGTGGAATCAACCATCCAGATGCTGCGACCAGTCAGCCGTTCTACACCGTTTGTCAGCCTGGCCCAGTCCTCATCCTCAAAATCAGCAGCCTTTTTCAGGCGTGAAACAGACATGCCTCCGGCAGCAGATACCATTCGCTCACCGATCTGGATATTTGGCATTTCCATGCTGAAGAACAGCACACCGCGGCCCTGCTCAGAAACTTTGTCGATGATATCCAGCGCCAATTCAGTTTTACCCATCGACGGCCGCGCAGCGATAAACACCAGGTCTGTTGGTTCAATGCCTCCAGTCTTTGCATCAAGCTCTTCAATGCCCGTCATGAGGCTTCTGGCTTCTTCGAGGCCGCGGTTGCGTGCATCTACCCGATCCACTACAGCAGGAAGAATGTCGTCGATATGAACTGGCTGAACGGTCTTTTCTTCGAGAGAAATTGCGGCAATGCTGTTCTGTGCAGCCCTGAATGCCGATAAAGCCGCATCACCATTGTGAGCACTCCGGAGATCAGCCAGCGCCCTTTCAATCACAGCTTCGGCATCGCGAACAGCTGCATTACGCTCCAGCGTGGAAACGTAGGACACAAGCGCCGACTTCGCCCATGCGATACGGCTCGAGTCCATAATGATTGCGCTGTGCTTTGGCATGTTTTCGCAGAGCAGTACAGGGTCAATAACGCCAGCTCCACGCGCCTGACGGCAGATCCCAGTATATATTTCCCGATACTGCGGTACCGAGAAAGCGGTGGCTGGCACCCTGGAAAGAATATCCAGTACCTCAGGGTCGGCACCACGCAGAAAAATTGCGCCGATCACCGCACCTTCCAGATCTTCATTTTTCCAGACAGGAGTCATGCTACAACTCCTGACGCGATGGCACGGAAACTTCCCCAGCCAAATGCCAGACGGTTGCGGCCACCATCGGTAACCCGATCCACAATTCTCTCGCCAATCGTTTCTTTCAACTGGTCGAATGTAAGATTGCTGATCAGGATTGTTGGCAAAATGCTTTCGTACCTGGCATTGATAATTTCCTGAAGGATGGTCATTTCAGTCGGACTGCCGAACTGAACGCCCACCTCGTCGATAATTAGCAGATCCAATGAAGCGAAACGTTCAATTACATCTTCCTCGGTCATTTCAGCATTGTGGCGCCACGTGCTTTTCACTGCTCGGGTGAGGCGCATAACGTCGGTGATTTCCACTTTAGCGAGATGTCCACGGATAATGCTCTTCGCCATGGCCACTGCCAGATGGTTTTTACCGGTCCCGCAGTTTCCGGTCATGACGAGCCCAGTTCCAGCTTTCAGGCGATCAGGCCAACTGGCGGTGTAGCGCTGACAGACTGCCAGATTTTTGGCGGCATCCGGGTTGACAGCCTGGTAGTTATCGAATTCACATGCTTCGAATCGTCTTGCGATCCCGGCATTGTCCATCAGGTCGACTACTCGTAATGCACGCAGACTGGATTCAATGTCAGCAAGTTCCGCTTTCACACACTCCGGGCACTGGGAGTATTTAACGTTTTCAACTCCACGATATGCTTTTCCAGTGAGGGAAATGCGCTGATAGTTGCCATGTTTTTCACAGTCGGCGGCGTGGACGTCGCCTGACTCCCAGCTCCCCCACTGCCACGGTTTTTTATGTTCAACAGCAAACGCCAGTTCTTCACGAAGCCCTTCGCGCTTTGCCACCAGAGCTTCCCTTTCTTCGCGTTGTTTAATACTCAGCATTGTGATTTCTCCTGCTTACCAGTTGCAGTCTGATTGGCCATAGTCTTGTTCACTAAACCCCGAAACCGGCAGCCCACCAGGTCTACCGCTTACCGCACCAGATGGCGCCTGCCATGGCTCTTCGAAATGCCGATCGGGTCCAAAGAACGTCGCCGCCTGTTTCACGTACTGCGTTCCGGCGCTACCTGTAGCACGGACATAACCTGCATAACGGTTTACACCAGCCAGCATTGCCTCAGTGTTAACACCGTCTTTGATTCGAGCTTTCCAGGCTTTCCAGGCGGCAGCTTTAGAATTACCGCCAGCACGTTTAGGGTATGCCTGCCATGCCTTCTCGAACTCGTTGGAATAGTTCTCTTTGGAAGAGCGATTTTCAGAATGGTTATCAGATGAACCGTTATATTTAGGTTCTTTGACTGATTCATTGACTGGTTCAAAAGAGTGACTGATTCTGGGTGCAGCTCCTGCACTACCCCCTAGTGAATCTCCTGCACTATGGGGTGAATCTACTGCACCAGGTAGTGAACGATTTGCACTACCCCCTAGTGAATCTCCTGCACTACTAAAATCAAGGCGATAAACATTACTTGAGTTACCTTTTGGCCCCGGGCGAAGTTCTTTTTTTACCAGGCCGCATTCACACAAAGCATCAATGTGAATCATCACAGATCGCTTACTGATTTCGCACTGATCAGCGATGTGTTGATAACTCGGCCAGCACTCGCCATGGTCACTAGCGTTATCTGCAAGCTTCAGAAGCACGAGCTTACGCAGTGGATTTCCCACCTTGACCTTCATTGCTTTAACCATCAGTTCCATGCTCATGCGACACCCGCCAACTCATTTTCGTTACTGAATTCAGCCACCAGTAAAGGTTCGCTGACGCAATAATGCCGTGACATGTCACACCCCATTACCCGGGTGCGGGAAAAGAGTCGGCAAATCAGGGCGCAGTTCATGGGGCTTAACAACTCCATTAACTGCGTTTGAGACTGCCACTGCATGGACCGGAGAAACTTTCTTGATCCCCCTGACCCACTTCCAGACAGCTCCTTGCGTAACGCCAACCTTTTTAGCAAGCGAACTTTGACCACCAGCAACGTACACGGCTTTCGCCATTGGGGATTCAAAAACCTCATCAGTCATAACAAAGTCCTTAGTATTAATATTAAAGATATAAAATAATACCAAAGGAATAATTAATCAAGTATTATCCGCTTGCCATGGTTAATCCTGTGGTATTAAATATGCACAGAAATGGGAGATACTTAGATGAACACACTTGCAGAAAGACTAAGGCTGGCGATGATTCATGCCGGCGCAACTCAAAGTCAATTAGCGCAAAGGGTTGGGGTCAGCCAGGGGGCCATACAAAAGCTAACCTCTGGAAAAGCCCAGTCCAGCGGGAAAATCGTGGATATAGCCAAAGCGTTGGATGTAGATCCAATATGGTTAAGCACTGGTGAAGGCACCATGGGGCCCGCAAAAACTCCAGAACAAAGGATGTTTGGTATTGATCCATGGGATAAGCAAACGCCGCTTGAGGATGATGAGGTAGAGGTGCCTTACTTGAAGGATATCGAGTTCGCATGTGGAGATGGCAGCGCTCTTAATGATGATTACAATGGCAAAAAACTTAGGTTTTCCAAAGCAACATTGCGAAAGGTGGGAGCTAATAGTGATGGTGATGGCGTTCTATGCTTTGCTGCACACGGGAATAGCATGGAGCCAGTGATCGCTGATGGCTCAACTGTTGCCATAAACTGCCATGACAAGCGTATCGTGGATGGTAAAATTTACGGCATCAACCAAGGTGGATGGAAAAGGTTAAAAATCCTCTACAGATCTGGGCCAGATAAGGTAACAATCAGAAGCTACAACTCTGATGAATACCCTGACGAAGAAGTAGACATGGATAGTCTTGAGGTTTTAGGAAGGCTGTTTTGGGTATCAACAATCTTCTGATCTGCTACCAAAAAAGCACCAAGCCGACCATAGTGTCGGCTTTTTTATTACTAAAATAATCTTCAATAACAAATACATAAGAAATCCATTATTCTTTTTGTATTAATACCATTGACCTCCAATTAATACTTAAGTATTCTCATTTCATCGGCAAACAAAGGAGCCAATGAGATGAATACAACCTCCCAACCAAACCCAGCGAGCCAGGCATTTGATATCCACGCCAAGCTTAAAGCAGCAAATTCACACTGGATTTATTTACGAGCTGCACATCCTCATCAGAATGATTTTGATTACGAATTTAACACAACTTTTATTGATGGTTTGGAGTTCGCTATCTACGAACGTGTAGATAATTATTTTGTTCTGGTTGATTTCTTCAAGTCATATGAAGAAGCATGTGATGATGCCAAAAAAATCATAGATGACCATCATGATATTAAAAAAATTTTTTCTGTTAGCTAACTAATCAATTAATTAACTCAATCACAATTAACACCTTTTTGGGTGGGGAAAAACTCACCCTGAGGAAATGAAAATGCAAAATTCCGTCGCAATTAATCAGCCGATTAAAACGCCTCAAATGCTGTTCGGATCTGACAACATTAATGACTTTGGTAACCGCGTTCAAAGCTGCCGGATGGAAGGTGACTCCATGCAGCCGACCATCGAACCATGTGAGGTTGTGGCTTTCGTTGATTGCGGTGGACATGCGCTTACCTCTGGCATTTATGTTTACACAATGGATGCTTTTGGTCGCCCATGCCTTTTCATTAAGAGAATCGAGCCATTGGCTGATGGCTCATTAAAAATCATCTCTGATAACCATCATTACGAAACTTTCACCCTTAATACCCATGAACAGAAAGAAATCAAAATTCACGGTCGGGTGGTTGCTTCTTTGGCTGTGAGGCGCTTCGTATGACTTTCATCATTGATAAATCGGCATATAGAACAGCATGCCTTTATGCGGCCTGCGGTTACGAAGTAATCGCTCGTCTTTATCTTAAAAAAGCATATGGTCGTTAATTATGGTTGTTTTAAAAAGACAGGATATTCAGGAAGTGAATATCAAAGCGGAGAAGTTGTCAGGCTTGGCGCAAACATTATTTGAATATCACGACAAGTTAGACAGATTTCAACTTAAAACAATATGCGCTCTGGTTTATGACCTCGCCGCTGAAATTCATGATTGGACCGAAAAAGAAGAGGAAATTGTTATGAGCTTAGAGGAGGAGGCGCGCCGCAATGGATAATTTAATCAACACCTACCGACGCAGAATTTTAAAGGCAGCGTTATTACGCCACCAGCGTAAAACTGGCAGTAACTGCCTTGTTATTAAGCTCAATAAAGGCGGTATTAACACGGTCGAGTTAACAGAGATTCTTCTCGATGGATTATTACGAAAATTCGAAAGGCTCGCGATCAGTGAGTACGGGAGTGTCGAAGGCATAAAAGCTATTAAGGGAATTTACAGCAGCGCTGTTGATGTTAATGGCAGCGGTGAATTCCTTACGGATTGCGGGAAGGAATTAATCGACGAGCTCATTTCTGAGCTGGTTGAGTTCGTCAAAAAACAAAAAGTGGAGGCTCCGAAAACGGAGGGTAATGAAATGGGGGGATCTGGTGGCACTGACAGCGATACGAATTCCTGAGTGGGTTCACCTCAAAGCGGTACACGTTTTATGCCAGTTCAGGGCAAGGCGCATTCACCCCTGCCGAATGCACGGCTCCGGGAATTTGAGCCTCAAAGTTAACCATCGCTGGCGGCTACTCTCCCGCGATGGCGGCAAGAACTGGGAAGTAATGAGTCACGAACGATACAGCAAAGTTAAGGACCGGAAATGAAAGATAAACGCATCAGCTCAACCTCAATTGATAGTGCCTTTGCTAAAGAAATGCAGCCAGTTTACGTCGTATCACGACACGGCTACTCGCGCCGTTTTCTCAGCAGGAGTGCGGCGATCAGCAATCTTGCTCACTACATGGTGACCAAAACTTTTCAGCGCGCCGGCTTGAATACCAACGAACCAGACGAGCCTGTGTTCAGCAACGGTGTGCTCGTCAATCGAATGGGCCAGCACACCCAGCAATATCTCTTTGCACATGCCAGATGCATGCGGCGTATTCGGCGAATTCTGGAACGCAAGCGCGCAGCACAAAAATGGCTGGCGAAATGGGACGCCATGCATGACCGATTCGTTAAAGAGGTCGATGCACTGCAGGCCATCAAACCAGCAGGGGTGAAATGATGAAGCCCTTCATTTTCAGCATCATTGTTTCCATGCTGCTGGCGGCCACCGTTATCGGCGCGCTGATTGAATATAAATTTTTGGTGAAGTAGCGAGGCACTCCATGAATAAGCCAGTTTTAGAAGTTATTAAGCGTTGGAGCCGTTTAGCAACGGAGGCCAAGCAGCTGGGGCTTACCACCATCCCCATCGACCCGGAAAATATGTTGATGGTGCTGGGTGTACTACCGGACAGTTCGGCGGACTTTTCCGCCGATTACCAGAATGACTATCAGGCTGCGATCGACATTCTGCGCAAGAGAGCGGCCAGCGAACTTGATGGCGGTTTTAGAGCGCACCACAACGCACTTATCTATGCGGCAAATGAACTGGAAAATGCCCAGGCATTTGGGCGGGAGGTAGGTCATGAGTCTTGATTGCGTACCACTTTCAACCTACTGCCGGGACGCCGGAGAAACGGTTGAAGCCGTTAACAAACGGATACAAAGGGGGTTATGGAAAGAGGGTGTCCATGTATTAAAAGTCGATGGCGTTAAAGAACGCTGGATAGACTTAACGGAGGTTTCAAAGTGGGCAAGAAAGAACAAGGATCATTATCTCTCCCAAGAGGAGTAACCATTCGCCAGCATAAAACTGGCGATACCCTGGTGATCACATTCACCTACAAGGGGGTTCTCTGCCGGGAGCCCCTATCCAGAATGGAAGCAAACGCGCGCGGCGTGAAGTATGCCGAGCGCCTGCTGGGGGAAATACAGAACCAAATCGCCGGCGGCACATTCGATTATGCTAAATACTTCCCCACCTCCAAAAAACTGGAGCTGTTCGGGGTAGTGAAGAAAACCAAAAATATTAAGTCCTACCTGGACGAGTATCTGAAAATCTGCCAGAACCGCAACCTTTCGCCCTCCACTATTGGCGGTTATGAAAAGTGCCTGTCTGCGCTATCAGCGCTGCACAAAATGCATGTGTCGGAACTGACCCCTGCGGTCCTCAAAAACTGGATCGCCAGCAGAAAGACAAAGCTGAAAACGATCAGGAATAACCTCTCGTTTCTGCGCAGCGCCATAGATGAAGCGGTGACTGACGGCCTGCTGACAATCAACCCGGTAACCCTTGTCAGCGCGAGTCGGTACCACGTGATCGACAGCAGCCCGAATAGTGACGATTACGAAGTTGATCCGTTCACACCAGCGGAAATCAGCGCTATTTACCAGAGCTGCAGATACCAAGAGTGGGAAAACCTGTTCCGTTTCGCATTCAATACGGGTTTACGCAGCTCTGAGCTGTGTGCGTTGCGCTGGCCTGATCTCGACAATATCGCTAAAACAGCTCACGTTCAGGCGGCAAGTGTTGTTGGCGTTCTGAAAGGTACCAAAACAAAAGCCGGTACCCGTAAAGTAGAATTAAACAGCGAGGCGCTGGCCGCGCTGCAGGCGCAGAAACAATTCACTTTCATGAAAAGCGAGTTTATTTTCAGCGACCCTAAAACGGGTGAGCCCTGGGCGAACGCCGACGCGATACGAAAAAAAGCATGGGTACCAACCCTCAAAAAAGCTGGCGTTCGATACCGTAACCCGTACCAGACCCGCCACACATTCGCTACCAGACA